CCCAATTTTCTGCAAAACCAGCGAGCAAGGGGGGTGGTTAAAAAACAACACGGAAAAACATGAAAATAATACAAGTCGAAATTGAAAAATTGATTCCATACGCAAGGAATTCCCGAACGCATAGTGATGATCAGGTGGCGCAGATTGCTGCCAGCATAAAAGAGTTTGGATGGACTAACCCAATTTTGGTGGATGGCGAGAATGGCATCATTGCTGGCCATGGCAGATTGGCTGCGGCTAAAAAACTTGGCATGAAAAAAATACCAGTGATTGAGCTGGCTCATTTAACTGAAACGCAAAAAAGAGCATTAGTTATTGCTGACAATAAATTGGCATTAAATGCTGGATGGGATAGTCAAACATTATTGGCTGAATTGGAAGCATTAAAACTTGAAGGTTTCGATTTAAAAATAACTGGATTTTCTGAAGATGAAATTTTTTCTCTTGAGCCAAAAGAAGTTAAGGGACTAGTTGATGAAAATGATGTCCCTGAAACTCCAGAAATTCCCAAATCAATTCTTGGTGATATATATCAATTGGGCGATCACAGATTAATGTGTGGAGATTCTACAAACATTGGTTCAATTGAAGAATTGATGCAAGGAATGAAATGCGATATGGTGTGGACTGATCCACCATATAACGTAGCTATTGATGGGGCAGCTGGAAAAATAATGAATGATGACATGAGCGATTCATCATTTAAAGATTTTTTAACATCTATTTATTCTTGCTATTATTTAAGCATGAAAAATGGAGCAGTTATTTATGTGGCTCATGCAGATACGGAAAGAGTTAATTTTACTCAATGCTTTAAAGAATCAGGATTAAAATTAAGTCAAGTCTTGATATGGGCAAAACAAGCTGGCACCCTTAGTCGGCAAGATTTTAATTGGCAACACGAACCAATTTTATATGGATGGAAAGAAGGAGCAGCTCATTATTTTTGTGGTGACTTTACACGGACAACTGTAATTGATGACGATATAGACATAAAAAAAATGAATAAAAAAGAGCTTGAGGCTCTTGTCAACAGTTATAGAACAGAACAAAAAACTACAGTTTTAAGAGAAAACAGACCAAGCAAATCAGACTTGCATCCAACAATGAAACCAATTAATTTGGTTCAAAGAATGATTGAATGGAGTAGTAGGCATGGCGAAATTGTTCTGGATTTGTTTGGTGGATCAGGCAGCACATTAATTGCTTGTGAAAAAATTGGGCGTAAGGCAAGATTGATGGAGCTTGACCCAAAATATTGCGATGTTATAGTTAAGCGATGGGAAGACTTTACAGGTAAAAAAGCAGAGTTAATAAATGGGCGGGAATAACAAACTACCACCAGAGATTCATCAGATTCATGGCACCAAAGGCATGAATGCTGGAATCATGCTGCCTGAAAAAATTAAGCTAAGAATTCCATTTGCTGAATGGGCAAACCAGCCAGAGCTATTTAATCGAGAGCGATTTGTCAAAGAAACCGCAGATTATTTATTTGATGTATATGGGATTGGTTCTGGTCAAGATCGGCATACATTGCTTATGCTGGCCGATCAAATGCAGACATACATTGATGCCAGAACTGAGCAATTTAAACACCCACTGGTGATTAAAATAAATGCTGGCAAAACATTTGCACCCAATCCATATATTGCAGTGGCAAACAAGGCCATGGAAAATTGCCTTAAATTGATGAATGAAATGGGGCTGACACCAAAAAGCAGATTGAGCAATAACAAATCAGAAGAAGATAGCGTGATTAATGATTTGTTTCGAGGCCCGAAAGCTGCATGAATTATCAAGATGGAATACTGTATGCAATCGCAGTAACAAAAGGCGAGATTAATGTTTGTCGGGATGTGCAACTGGCGTGCCAGCGATTTGTCGATCAATATGAGAATAAGACTTGGGAATGGATTTTCGATCCAGATTATCCACAGCACGTTTTAAAATTTGCCAGCGTTTTAACGCACACCAAAGGGCCAGATGCTGGGCGGCCAATTTTGCTTGAACCATTTCAAATATTTTTGATTTGTGCAGTTTATGGTTTTAGAGCAAAAAAAAATAGAAATAAAAGAATGGTCACCGATGTGATCGTTTACATTCCAAGGAAAGCTGGCAAATCAACACTAACGGCCATCATTGCTTTATATGAGCTGCAATTTGGCGAGGCTGGAGCCGAGGTGTTCACCCTGGCCACCAACAGGGAACAGGCCACCATTGTGTTTGATTCGGCCAAGGGATTTGTTGAAAATATGCCATCGGCATTGGCCAATACATATTTTGTTTCTAAATACGAAATGAAAAAGGCTGGCGATACACAAACAATGTTTAAGGCATTGAGCCGAGACACAAAGAAAACAGGTGATGGCAAAAACCCATCATGCGTGATCATTGATGAGGCTGCCCAGATTGTGGACAGAAACTCCATCGAGGTGCTGCACTCGGGGATGGTGGCCAGACAAAATCCACTCAGGATTTACATCACCACTGCCAGTTTTACCAAAGACACCAAATTTTATGAAGATTTCTCGATGTACCAATCCATGCTATATGGCGAGGCCAAGGACAATCCGAGGTGGTTTGGGCTGCTTTATTCATTAGATCAAAATGATGATTGGCGTGATCCGACAGTCTGGGCCAAGGCCAATCCCATGCATGGGATATCGGTTTTTGAGGAGGCCATTGCTCAGAGGGCCGAGGAGGCCAAGCACAAACCAGCTGCACTCAACGAGTTTTTGTGCAAGACTTTGAATATATTTGTATCGGCACAGAGTGCCTGGCTGGATCGGACATTCTGGGATGAGGCCACCCAGCCCATCGAGGATCGAGTGCCCGAGGCAGTATTTATCGGATTTGATTTGGCAGCAACCCGAGACTTGAATGCGGTTTGCACTTTAAAACGATATGGCGAGCTGGACTACCGAGCTGAGTTCAAATTCTTTTTGCCCGAGGCTGGGCTGGAATTAATACCCAAGCACTATGCCGACATTTTCAGAGTGGCGGTCGGTTCTGGCATTCTCAAGATCACTGAAGGCAATGTGATGGATGATCGGGAAGTGAGCGATTACATCAAACAACAATGCCAGATATATGATGTGAAGGAAGTCGGATACGATGCATACAATGCATCGAGTCTGGTGGCCAGATTGCATGAGGCTGGCATTCCAGTGAAAAAAGTCGGCCAAGGCATGGGAGTGTTATCAAATCCGAGCAAATATGTTGAAAAATTGATATTAAATAAACAGATCAAGCATGATGGCAATCCATTTTTAGGATGGCAGTTATCCAATTGCGAAGTTTATGAGGATGTCAATGGAAATATCAAGGTCAGGAAGAATGAGGCCGATAAAGCAGCCAAGGTCGATGGCATTATTGCCATGATCATTGCAGCCCATTGCAGTTTGGATAATCCATATGCATCGAGTTCGTTTGGATTTCGTTCGTTTTAGTGATACTATGTCATAAATTAATGTGGAAAACATCGATTTATGAACAACTCTTACGTTTATGTACATTATAAAAAGGGCACAAATGTGCCTTTTTATGTTGGTAAGGGCAGTTCAAAATATCGTTATAACAGCTCTACAAGTCGAAATAGGTACTGGCATTTTGTTGTAAAAAAACATGGATTTGATGCTATAAAAATAGTTGATGGCATCGATGATGAATTGGCTTATTTGTCTGAAATTGAATTAATTGATAAATTTAAAAAAATGGGATTTCAATTGACCAACATGACCAATGGTGGTGAAGGTCATTTGGGGTTAAAAGTCAGGCTTGGTGACAAATTATCTGATGAGACAAAAGACAAATTAAGAAAAGCCAATTTGGGAAAAAAACAATCTCAAGATGTAATTGAAAAAAGAAAAAAAACATTAAAAGAAATTGGATTTAAGCCAACAACAAAACATTTTCTTGGTGAAAAAAACGGAAATTACAAAGGCCAATATGTAACTCCAAATGGAGTGTTTAACAGTTTGTCCGAATGTGCAAAAGGCAACAATTGCACAGAAAAAAAAGTCAGAATAAATTTGTACGGCAACAAATGCAAAGTTAATGGCAAAATTTATCAATATCCAGCCAAAGAAGGCTGGTCAATTATTTTAAAGGATTAATATGGGATTTTTTGATTTTTTAAACAAAAAAGGTTCAATTTCTAAAGAAAGTAATACTTTATTCGGACA